TTGATGAAGAAAATCAGCCCTTAAAAGTTGGCCTAAAACGAGAAGTCGGAGATCCTATCTTAGATAAAAGAGTTATGGATGGGTTTGGCGTTAAGTTTTTCGGGAACAAAATGTGTATCTCGTATATGTCAGAGCTACAATTAAAAGAAGTTCACGCTAATGGTTTTAAATCTGATATTGAAACCCAAATTGAACAGGTCGCTTCTTTCCTTAAAAAAGAATATCGTAAGATTCGTGGCGAGTCTGTAAGTTTAACAAAAGACGGTGAAATTGATATACGTGTTGAAAATTCATCACGCGTAAGAACTTGGGTTACAGCAAAATGTCACTATACGATTGGCGGCCTCGATGAACAAATGGACAACGAGACTGGCTCCAAAGCCCCAGATGAATATTGGAAATCATTTATGGATCAAGGCGGATGGGATGGTTCAGGCGGCAAACGTCCAGACAACGATAGTCGTCCAAAAAATAGTGGAGAAAACAAATGAAAATTTCTAAGTCACAATTGTACAATATAATAGTAGAAGAATTTATGAAAGAGGAAAATCTCGACGAAGCTGATAGAGCACAAATAGATAAACTGCTCAGACAAATTCGTGGTGAAGAGCCAACACCCACCGATGATTCTACTAAGTTTGTTAGAACTTATGGCAAACCCGGTAAGCCTCCTGCTGCTGATACCATGCCAATGGATAAACCTAATAAAGAAAAGTCAGTTGAAGAGAAAATAACAGAGTTGGTAAAGGATATGGATAAATACGATGTTGCCAACTTGTTTAATACGATATATGAAAAAATTAAAGAAAAGCCGGGAACAATGCCCGATTATGGTGGCTTGGCAGAAAAAAAATCAAATGACTCTGTGGTGGCTTGGGAAGAATTGAAAAATATTATTCGCGAAGTCATGGCAGAGAGTTCATGAGTTTTGAGCTTTCAAAAAAAGAAAAAGTTAATGAGATTTTAAAATGCGGTAAAGACCCATCTTATTTTCTCAAAAATTATGCCCGTATATCTCACCCGATGCACGGGCTTATTTTATTTAAAACATATGATTTTCAAGATGAATTATTAAATGATTTTAACGACTATCGATTTAATGTAATTTTAAAAGCACGTCAGTTGGGAATTTCAACCATCACAGCAGGTTATATTGCTTGGATGATGTTGTTTCATCGCGATAAGGCAATTCTTGTTATGGCAACTAAGTTTGCAACCGCAGGAAACTTAGTAAAAAAAGTTAAGAGCATCATGAGAAATCTGCCAGATTGGATTCGAATTGCATCTATTTCAGTTGATAATCGTACATCTTTTGAACTTTCCAATGGTTCGTCTATTAAGGCGGCATCAACTTCTGGTGATGCCGGTCGTTCGGAGGCGCTGTCTTTGCTTGTTTTAGATGAGGCAGCACACATCGAAGGATTAGAAGAATTATGGACAGGCTTGTATCCCACTTTGTCAACAGGTGGCCGCTGTATAGCCCTGTCCACGCCGAATGGTGTTGGTAACTGGTTTCATAAAACCTGCGCCGATGCACAAAGTGGCGCCAATAACTTCAACTTGACTACGCTTCCTTGGGATGTTCATCCAGATAGAGATCAAGAGTGGTATAAAAAAGAAACTAAAAATATGTCTAAGCGACAAATTGCACAAGAGCTTGAATGTAACTTCAATACTTCTGGCGAAACTGTTATAGATCCAGAGTGCATGAAGTGGATGCTAGAAAGTGTTAAAGAGCCAAAGTATAGAACTGGATTTGACAGAAACTTTTGGATTTGGGAAGAGTACGACCCTAGTTGCAATTACCTTATGGTTGGAGATGTAGCACGCGGAGATGGTGCTGATTATTCAACTTTTCACATTGTTAAATTAGAGACTCTTGAAGTTATTGGTGAATACCAAGGTAAACCAACACTTGATATGTTTGCTAATTTATTAAATCAAACTGGTAGGGAGTTTGGAAACTGTATGCTTGTGGTTGAAAATAATAATATTGGATACTCTGTGTTAGATAAGTTAATAGAAGCTGGCTATCCAAATTTATATCATTCAATCAAGTCCACACATGAATACATAGAACAATTTCAGGCGGAACACAGATCTGCTGCTGTTCCCGGTTTTACTACATCTATGAAGACTCGACCCCTCATAGTGGCAAAATTAGAGGAGTTTATAAGAAACAAACTAATTACCATATATTCTTCTCGTACTACTAACGAGATGAAGACATTTATTTGGAAGAATGGAAAACCACAAGCTATGAAAGGATATCACGATGATTTAATCATGGCCTTAGCAATAGCTTGCTGGGTGAGAGACACGGCAATTCAAAACAATGCAAGAGATTTGAATTATCAAAAAGCGTTTGTTAATGCAATCAGAACATCAAAAACAACCATGAATACACAAATTGTAGGTCAGCAGGGCTACAAAAAAGATAATATATTTGATAAAATGAGTGATGCTAAACAAATGTACGAGCAATATAAATGGATTATAAAGTGAGAAAGTAAATGGCAGACAACAGAAACCCAAAGAATAACCCAAAAAATAGAGATTCGAGCCTCTTTAAATCTTTAACTCGTTTATTTTCTGGTCCGATAATTAACTACCGGTCTCAGTCTGGTCGCAGAATTAGAAGACAACATTTAGATAAATTTTCATCGAGATTTAAAAGTGCGTCTGGTCAACAGTTTAAAAAGTCTCAATATAATCCGCTAGATGCACTTGGCGCAAATGCGATTGCGAATCAGCGTCGTTCAGAAAGATATGTTGATTTTGACCAAATGGAATATATGCCAGAAATCGCATCTGCTATGGACATTTATGCAGATGAGATGACAACTTATTCTGACTTGCGACCTATGTTAAATATCAAATGTTCAAATGAAGAAATTAAAGCTGTGTTATCTATTCTTTATAGTAATATTCTTAACGTTGAATACAATTTATTTGGCTGGTCTAGAACTATGTGTAAGTACGGTGACTTCTTTTTGTATTTAGATATTGATGATAAGTATGGCGTTCAATCTGTAATATCTTTACCCGTCAATGAAATCGAAAGATTAGAAGGTCAAGATGCTACTAATCCAAATTACTTACAGTATCAATGGAATTCTGCTGGTATGACTTTTGAAAATTGGCAAGTAGCGCATTTTAGAATTTTAGGAAATGATAAATACGCTCCATATGGATCTTCCATTCTTGAACCTGCTCGTCGTATTTGGCGCCAATTGACGTTAATGGAGGATGCGATGATGGCATATCGTGTTATAAGATCCTCTGAGCGTCGTGTATTTAAAATTGATGTTGGAGGGGTACCTCCACAAGATGTCGAGCAGTTTATGGAAAAAACCGTTACACAGTTGAAAAGACACTCAGTTGTTAACCCAGATACGGGCCGAATCGATTTACGCTATAATCCAATGTCAGTGGAGGAAGACTACTTTATTCCTGTTCGTGCTGGTTCACAAACCGATATTGTAAACCTTGCCGGCGGCCAAAACACTACACAGATTGATGATGTTAAATATCTTCGTGATAAACTTTTTTCCGCGTTGAAGATCCCACAAGCATATCTTGCAATGGGTGAAGGTGCTGCCGAGGATAAAACAACGCTCGCACAAAAAGACATACGGTTTGCAAGAACAATTCAGAGACTACAAAGAGTAATCATTGCTGAACTAGAAAAGATTGGTATTATCCACCTTTACACTCTTGGTTTCCGCGGTGACGACCTTCTTAATTTTAAATTACAATTAAACAATCCATCAAAAATTGCTGAACTGCAAGAAATTGAACATTGGAAATCTAAGTTTGATATTGCTGGCTCAGCCACAGAGGGATACTTTTCACGACGTTGGGTTGCTGAAAATATCTTTGGCATGTCTCATGAAGAATTTATTCGTAACCAAAGAGAAATGTATTACGATCGCAAGCAGGATGCATCACTTCAAGCAGTTGCCGAAGCTGCTGCTGCTGGTGAAGCTGCTGCCGGCGGAGATATTGGTGGAGATCTTGGGGCAGATCTCGGAGATCTTGGCGGCGATGAACTTGGTGCTGATCTTGGAGCAGGAGCAGAAGAAATGCCGGCCGGTGAAGCAGGTGAGTTGGACGCCGCCGCAGGCGACGAGGGTGGTGGAGAAGATGAATCACCACTGCTGGCCGTACCACCCGGTTCAAGAGACGCGCCACGATTAACACCGGGGTCAAAGGGCAAGGTGTACCGCCCTGTTAAGCGCGATTCGCGTCAAGCTGGTGCTAGAACTAGGTCTTATCAATCAAAATTTTCAAAAGAAAAAAGTAGTGCTACAACTAGAAATACAATGCCCGGATACACTGATTTAAAAACTTTAACAAAAATGGATGGTGTTGGTGTTGGGATTTATGAGCATGAAGAACCTATTTATAATTTGATGGAACAGAACGAAGAAAAACAAATCTTTAAAATTAACAATTCTGTCGATGATTTAATTACAATTCTTAACGAAAGAGAAAATATTCTTACGGAGCAAAAAGATGAAAAATAGGCATAATAAAAAAAGAAACACTGCTCTTGTTTATGAGTCGCTTATACGTGAGGCCACCGTTTCAATTATAAAAAACGACAACAAGAGAAAAGATAAAGTGTTTGAAATTATAAAGAAACACTTTAAACAAGACTCAGAGTTGTTTGCGCACTTACAATGTTATCGTTCGTTGTACGAAAATCAAGGAATACCAAAAAACACATGTGAAAAAATTCTTAAAGAGGCTAAATTAGCAAGCAAACTGATTGACTTCAACGGCTTGTTTAAGCAACAAACTGAACTCATAAATGATATTAATACAGAATTATCGCCCGAGGTCTTTAATAATTTTGTACCAAATTATAAAACGCTTGCAACTATTGACCAGATTTTTTCAACAAAATTATCTCCGCAAAAAAGAGTAATGTTAGAAGAAAAAGTAATAGACGAGATGGTTAACTCAGAGCACATAAATGAAACAACAGATGCCACAGATGATATAACTATAAAGTTTTTTACACATAAATTTAATGAAAAATATTCTACCGTTTTGTCAGAAGAACAAAAAACACTTTTATCTCTTTATATTAGTTCGTTTGCTGATAATGCTGTCGAATTAAAAACTTTTCTAAATGAAGAGATTCGTAGGTTAAAATCAGTCATTGGCGAATCTTTACAGGAAGATACGATTAGTAGTGATGACGAAATGATAGAAAAAACAAATAAGATAGTTGAAAAGCTTGAATCATTTAAGAGCACAAATATAGATGACAATATTTTGCTTACCATATTAAAAACACAAGAACTTGCTAGGGAGCTTTATAATGGCGGTGATAATTAAAGTTGGCAAGAAAGCTAACGAAAAAAAAGTAAGACTTGAAATTGATTTAAGAAGGGCTATCAATGGCGACTTAATGATTTTTGATCATGGGGATATTGACATTGTATTATCACCTTCTAAAAATAAAGTTATTGTGTTTCCAAAAGATACGATGAGTGATTTAGTATATGGTGCTCAAAATAGACTGCTAGCACATTTAAGGAAAAAGGGATTGGTGGTAGCTGAAAGTATTCAGGCCGGCTCATTCTATGGCTCATTAGAGGCAGAACTTGAAAAGCCTAAGCTTCAAGAAAATAGTGCAGCAAAGTTAGCATTAATAAATATTTCCAATTTTATAGAAGAAGAAAGGCCCTACTTTGAGCAAGCCGAAGCTGTTGTGTCCATGTCTAGCGATGAGCTTCTTCATCCTGATAAGGAAGATTCAACAGAGCTTGGTGAGGTACCACAAGAAACTGAAAAAGGCTCTATCAAGCCGGGGTATATTAGGGATCCATATTCACTTAGTTACCTCTATACTATATAAAATCACAAAAACAGGATAACAATGGAACTTATAACATTTATATTGTGTGCCTACGGGTTAACACAAATTATCGTTTACGGAAAAATTTTTAATAAGATAAGACCAAGCAAAGGAAGCCTTAAACAGCTTTTTGAATGTCCAATGTGTATGGGCTTTCATGTTGGTTGGTTTTTATTACTACTTTCTCCGTTCACAGAACTATTTAATTTTGATGTATCGATAGCTAACTTTTTTATTATGGGGTGGTTATCTTCGGGTACTTCTTATGTACTTAACATGATTTTTGGAGATGAAGGAATAAAACATGAACACAAATATGCAAACAATAACACATGTCACTTGGACAAACAAGTGGATGCTTCAACCAGTTAGAAGATGCTGTAAAGGATCTTAGCTATGGGCAAAAAATTACTTAGAGAATATTTTGCTCTTTGCGACGGTGGAGTTTGTCAGGATCTTTTAACAGAAGATGAAAAAAGGTTTGTTTCAAATGGAGGCATGATTCTGTCTGGAATTATGCAAATGACTGAAACTCAAAACGGTAATGGACGTGTCTACCCACACAGGACTATGATCCGTGAAGTAGAGAATTATCAAAAGCTTGTAAAAGAAAAGCGCGCTCTTGGTGAATTAGATCATCCTGATGACTCCGTTATCAATCTTAAAAATGCTTCCCACATGGTTACAGAAATTTGGATGGAGGGTAAAAATGTGATGGGTAAAATCAAAGTACTTGACACCCCATCCGGAAGAACATTAAAAGAACTAATTAATGCCGGAGTGAAGTTAGGCATTTCCTCAAGAGGTCTTGGATCGGTTCGTGAAAGCATGGGCAAGACTGTTGTTGAAAACGATTTTCAATTGATCTGTTTTGATATTGTTTCTGAGCCATCAACTCCAAATGCTTTCGTTTATCCAAAGGATTACAAAGCTAATCCAATTAGGATGCGAGAACACAAAGAA